AGCATATATTCTACTCTCTACGTTGGCAATAAATTTGTTTACTGTCTTGTTCTTTTCATCTCTTTCAGCGGCCGAAGCTGCTGATTTCTCATCATCAATAACTTTTTGTCTTCTTTGTACTTCAAGTTGATTTATGGAAAGCACGTGAGAAGAATAACCATTACCACTAAAGGCAGGGTTTTTAAACTCCTGTGTCAATTCAGATGCTAGTAAACTATTGCATAATACAATATATGTTAATACCAACAATGTTTTTTTAATAATGTTCATTTTTATTTTTCTAATTGTTTATCTATTTCTGCCCAATCTTTTTCATTAGCCTTTTTCTCTAACTGTTTTTCATTTTCAGTAAGAATAATCTCTTTTTGTTCTACTTTTTTGATCTTTTCTTCTAATTCTTCAAGTACATTTGTTTTAGGATTCATATAGTTTAAACCATAGGCAAGTAAAGTCATAATAAAGAGTGTACCAAGTACAGCTGCCATAATTGGCACCCATGTAAATATTTTTTTGATTTCCATACCTACCCCCTTGTGGTATTAGCAATTCGCTGTAAATATGATATAAAATGATGTAGATTTGTTTAAATAAGTCGCTACTATTTATAATAATAGCTAAAAAAAAAGGGGACCGAAGTCCCCTTTTCTCTATAATAAAGTTAGTTTATATTACTTTTTAGTATATATCGAGTATAGTACCCAAACAGCAACTAGACCAACTAAGCCTTGAGCAGAAAACCCTGCTATGATGTTTTGTACATTACCGATTACAGAAATATCTGGCCAAAATGGTATAGATTGTCCTGTAAAAAGTACCTCTAATACAATACCCAGAGCGATAAGTGAAACACCTACGTCTGATAATGCACTAGCCCATGCTTTTATTTTACTTATAGCGTCCATATAATTGTCTCCTTTATATGATTTGATATCTCAAACGCTTTCATAATGTGGTAAGTTTATTTATAAACATTCATTGGTCGAGCACCTGGTTTATATCGAGGCCCAGGTGCCATAACCTCATAACGAAACAGGTGGAGAGATTTTACTCTTCCTCTGCCAACTTACTAAAGTAGGATAACGTTTCATCGCTATCATCCTCTGTAATCGGTGTAGGAGATGTATTATCAACTGTTTCTGTTTTGACTGGCGCTACATTAGTGACAGGTGGGATCGTCACGTCTTCAGCAGTTCCAGTACTTCTTGTACCCAATAAAACTTTATCTAGTTTCGCTTTTAACTCATCATATGATTTAAAGTTTTCAGGTGCAAGAAATGGTTTAAGGGCATATTGTTTATCCCAAAGTTGTTCGATTGCCTCATCATTGTCTTTGACTGGTGTAGGACTATCAAATTCTGATTTATCATAGTTCCAATAACCGTCAACTTTTCTGATTTTTAATTTGAAGTTAGCACCTTCCCAAAAATCAAATGGGTTGATAGGTTTCTCATCTTCAAATTCAGGTTTCATCGCCTCGGTAATCTTATCAAAGATTTTCTTACCGAATTTAAACAATTTAATCTGACCTTCGTTCTCAGGATGTTTAGAGTCATTGATAATTAGAATATTTGCAATGTAAGATAGTTTTCTTTTTCTTTTTCTTGCAATTTCTTTATCTGCTTCAACACCAGAGTTCCATAGTAAACTGTTAGATTCACTAATAGGACATTTTTTGTTAAGAGTTGTTAAACTATTTTCAATAAACCATCCACCAGGTCCTTGAAAGGCATGAGACCATAATCTCGCCCAAGGTAAATCTTCACCTTTGATTGCTGGTAGAAATCTAAAAACTGCATAGCCATTGCCAGACTTATCTAATTCTGGTTTCCAGAATCTGTCGTCAGCATATGAGTTCTTTTGTTTTTGGGGTTCAGCAACTTTATTAAGTTCGCCGACTAGGGTATCTAGGTTTGACTTTGACCTTTTTAAGGCCGCTATACTTGTATTCATATATATTTTCCTTTGTATGTTTTTGTATTATTATATTTGTATATGTGCTGTATTAATCGCACTTCATTATTTATAAGACTAATTCTTAACAAACCAAGATTTAATCATTGCTATATTATTAGCAGTTTGAACTTTACCTTTTTCCCAATTATCTTTTTGAAATTCTTTTATATCTTGAATCTCATTAGAAATATGAGTAGTTATTTTGTTAATTATATTATTCTCATTAGTATTTCCCACAGTAGCGGTAAAGCATAATACTAAAAGTGCTATCATTATAGTTTTCATAGTTCTATTATATCACTTTTTAGATTGATTGTCAAGCAGTTGTTTCTTTTGTTCTAATAAATCTTCAACTTGTTTGGCAAGTAGTTTATTATCTTGTTTTAAATTGATAATAACCTTGTCTTTTTCTTCACTCATTCGTTCTATATCGTTTGATCCTCTATCGTCTATATCCATGTTATAATTCCTATTACAATTAAAAATGTCACAAATATCCATGTATCTAACTTGTATTTGTCAACAAAATCGTATTGTTTTTTCAATTTCTTATTCTTCATTATATCTCAGTTCTTACTATATGCTTTCTTAATGCTCTTACAAGTCTTTCTAGGTTATCTATAATATCAATCATAGTTTTATCGGTAATATAATGTTGCTTTTCTTTTAATTTATCATATTCTTTTAATGATATAGACACCATAGGACTTGGTGTTACCTCATTCTCATAAGACCTATCGTGATCGTGATCTTTTTCGTGATTAGGTTTACCCATTTCTCCGTCTAGTGCATTTTGTTTTTCATCACTCATTATCTTTTTCCTTTACTATTGGTTTTTCTTTTGGGATTATAAAATCAGGTACTAGTGATACACAGATAGCTTCTAAACCACCTTTTAAAACTCTTTTAACTTTACAATCATATCCAGTTATTGATGATAACATTCTATCGTCTGTGGTTTTTTCATCATTAGCCGACAAGCTAAGATCAACAGCGCCTTTAACATAGGTTATCGTTTTATAGGATTCGTATCCACTAGTACCTGTACCTATTACTGCACCTATACTACCACATCCTGTCAAAAATAATAAGATTGTTAATGATAATATTAGTTTCATGTTTTTTTATAACCTTTTTTCTTTTGCTGCTAATCGTTTTGCTTCTGTGATTATTGCTTGTCTTATCTTTCTACCCATAGGTATTTTCACAGAGTCAATAATCTTTTTACCTCTTTTACTGATATATTCAACACCAATAAATTTATCTTTGAAGTCACCTTGAACAGAAATAACTGCTTTCTTTAAGCTCATTGATTCTTTTTCTTTTTCGTCACCTGCTTCATTCCAAAACTTAAATATTCTCATTTTTTTCATTACATATCCTTTATTTTATTCTTTAGTGTCATCTTATACTTTGTTATATTATATGATAAGAAAGGTTTATATCTCACCATTCTATCACACAGTTTCGGCCATAATACTTTCTCACCTATGTCTTTGTTTAGTCTTTTTGAAAATCTTAATATATCATCTAATATTAAAAATGTTTCAAAGTTTATCTTCTTCGCCAATACAAATTTAAGTATTGGTGGGTGTTGACCATCTTTAGAAGTAAACAAATCATCAAAAGTTATCTTCTTTGTTATCTTGCCGAGTATATAATCTATATCTTGTTCATAGTAATAATGTAGTGCTTCTATTTTTTTTGACCACGCTTTATAGTTATCATCACCTGATCTACCAATAATATCCCCAATCCAAAGATTAGTATTAGAAACAAAATTACTGATAAAGTAATCAATAATATCAGTATCGCTATAAGCTCTACTAAGCTTGTGAAAAAAATACCTATCCCGTCTTTTAGTAAATGTATCCAACCTTGCTGTTGTCCGCCCAGCGTGTTTATGGAAGTCATAACTCTGGTTCTTACTTGTGAAATGAAGCTTGATCGCAAGATATTTTTTATATACTTCAAAACCATTCACTATTAACCTTTAAAACTTTTTAGATATTTTAATACATTTTCTGGCGAAGATTCACCATAAGGATCCTCAGGTGCGTCATCTATCTTACCTGGTTCTACAAACATCTGTTCAATACTACCATCATTCACAACCATAGCATATCTCCATGATCTTTGACCAAAACACTTATCTCTTTTTTGACAAAGCATTCCCATCTCTTGTGTGAATTGACCATTACCATCAGGTATTACTTTTACATTTTCTAGTTTTTGATCTGTTGCCCAAGCATTCATAACAAAGGAATCATTTACTGATACACAATAGATTTCATCTATGTTATGGTCTTTGAAAACATCTGCTTGTTTCTCAAAACCTGGTAATTGTTGATTTGAACAAGTCGGTGTGAAAGCGCCTGGTAGAGAAAATACTATCACTCTCTTACCTTTGAAATAGGTATCTGTATTTTTATCAACCCATTCACCTAGTTCTCTTACTCTAAAATTAACGTGTGGTACTTGTGTTATATCGTTCATAATTTAAATAGGTAGTTTTGCCACCTTTTCTTTTAACATATTAAGGTTCTGTGCCTCATATGTTATCTTTTCTTTTAATGTTTTATTTATCATTGATCTGGTATTTGCAGGATCAATCTCGTTATCAGTACAATAGTCTAAAATTGCGTCTATATAACTAATTTTCTTATCCTTAACTATATTTTCTACAATTAAAGCAAACTTATTAGGTGTTAATATTGTATCTGTCATATGTTTATTATACTATATCCATCACTAATTGTCAAGCGTATAATGTAAATAACTACCAATTATATACTTTGGTTCATCAATTGGTTTCATGCCTTGATGTAACCACGGCCATAATGGTGGGAACATTAGTAGTGAACCTTTTTTACAAGGTGACGCCAATCCTAATTGAGGAAAGTTAGTTTCCCCTCTAGCATTATCTTGCAGATATATAAAGAATACTAGAAATCTCTTTGCCGATTCAATATTGATAGAATCTACATGAGGATCAAAACGATCTTTATCATTAGGTAAATACTTCTTTAATCTTATTTCTTCAAAGGCATATTTATCCGGCCACATTTGATCTGTTATGATACAATCATTCTTATATTGATCAAGATATTTTGTGAATACAGATGATAGTTTAGTTATATCACCTTTCCATTTATTTTGATTGAGATTAACTTGTGTGAAAGACATAGGACCTTGATCGTAGGTCTCTTGTTTAGAGTCAATATTAAACTTAGTAATAAGTTCATCACAGTACTCATCATCTATTGCATTTTTATATATTTGTATATAGTTATTCATAATTTATAGTGCCTGTTTCTGTTGCGAGGTACAGGCAAACCCCTAACGACCTAAGCCGCTAATGCGAAACCTTGTGAGTCAGCATTTAAATAACAGTACGGTGTTAGCGATCAATCTCCTAGAAGTTTTACCTAATGGTCGATCCTATTTCCACCCCTCTAATTTCATTGTTAGAATGGTGGAGTGGCTGGGTATCGCACCCAGGTCCCTAAAAGTTATTGTCTTCTTATCAACAATTAATTCGTTTTCGGTGCTGGTGTTTCAACAACCGTATAATCAAATAACACATTCAATATACACTTCTCTTGTTGAGCAGGTGTTTCCATTGTTCTTATAATATTTCCTGGTGTATCTGTTGACACATAAGTTATTACAGCATAAACGACATCACCTGTTGGTAATGCTGCTGTTCTACCAACTGCTATTTCTATCTCAACATAACCTTCATTTTTTAATGCTTGATTAACTACATCTAAAGGTCCACACCATATTGGTGCTTGTTGTAGTGTCCAAGGATATTTTTGTAAACCCTCTGGTCCTGCATATGACTTACTGGATAAACATAATATAAAAAATAATCCACATATAGTTTTAATTAGTTTTCCCATCTTCTTTAAATTTCTTATGAAACTCCTCTATAGCCGGTTTTAATAGGGGTAAGTAGTCTTTCTTATCTTTAACAAAAGTTTGTGTTGAACCTTCTTCGGTTACAATCAATATAACAATCTGATCTATTGATTTGCCATATCGTTCTTCAAACATTTCACAATAAGCAGAAGTTTGAATAAAGTAGTTTTCTACCCATTCTTCTTTTTTATCTTTAGTAGATGTTTTAAAATCTATTACGGATAACTTACCATCATATTCTGCAATACAATCAACTCTACCTGCAACACCCCATTTATCGCTGTAAAGAGATCCTTCTTGCATTACTATATTATTTATCTTATCCAATTCACCTTTTAGAATAGTAAATAATGCCGTAGGCAACACTCCTTGTTGTGATAGTTCTTCGTTGTTAAGGTAGTTTTCTGTTAGTGTATGAACGGCTGTGCCTCTGCTAGCCGCATTCCTCATAATAGTATTCGCAACTTGTTCACCTACTGAAGCACGCCATCTGGCGATACCTTCATTACCTCTTGCCGATAATACAGTTGTTATCGAGGGTAGTTCTTGACCATTAGGTAAAACATAAAATCTTTTACCCTTAATAGTTTTTGTTGGTAAATCTGGTTGTTTCTCTACTGATTTGTGAGTAAAGGTTTTAGGTTGATGGTTCTTTTTAAAATATTCGTTTAATGTATTCATAGATGATATTATATCACATATTAATCAAAAGGTCAAGCATTAAATACCTTTTTTAGCATACATATCGTTGATTTCTTTTTTACTAACTATACCAAGAGTTCAGTTGGGATTGTACTCAACATATTGAGTTTTACCTTTATCATCACGAAACGCTCTCAATGTTTGTTTTCTATTATCGCTAGGACTTTTGTATGAGCAATGAATCCACCCACTATTAGGTTCCTCTGGTTTGTGGTATTCCAATATTAATTGATCAAAATCTAAGTTCTCTATAATCCATTTTGCTAGTTCAGCATTAGGAATCCCAAATATTTCAAAGTCAGCAGCCTGGCCTTTAGCGTGCTGTGAGTTCGTTGATGAACCTATTGCAACACATAACTCCTCACTTCTAAATCCGCTAGAAATAGTGACTGGTGTAGCATATTGATCTCTAACAGGTTGTAATATGTTTTCACATAACTTTTGTAATCCTGTAATCTGATCGTCATTGGGATTATTATTAATGCCCTTACGTTCAGCGGTTTGACTAGTCGTCATTTCTTTTAAACTAAAATTCTTGCTTAACTTCATTTGATATCCTTTATTGATTATTTACCACGAGTAATCTGTACAATCTTTTTCAATTGTGATTCGATTACTTCTGCTCTGTTTGGCCAATGAATATAGGCCTCGGGTGATTTTGCTAATTTGATTAATAGAGGTATGATAAGTTTTTCTAATGCTTTAAATTTGTCTGTATATTCTTTACCAAGATTATCTTTTCTCAAATCATATTCATCATCCATTTGTTTCTTAGCAATATCTAATTCTGTTTGATTTTTGGCAACAACTGTTTCTTTTGTTTCGTTTGTTGCTCTTAATAATTTATCTAGTTTTAATTCTAGTCTATTAATGATTTCACTAGACACAGCTTTACCCACACCGTCCGCTGTTGCCTTAACAACTTCTCTTGTAGCGTCTGAATCTGCTTTACTTTCTGTTGCTGGTTTCTGTTTAACCGAGGTAAAACCCCAATCACCATCAGCGTCAAATCCGTCTAAAAAATCAAAATCTGCCATACTACTATTTATACTTTCTTTCCAGCTTTCTTTGCTCTATGTTTGTGTATTATTCTATCAACCTGTGTATCTTTTACTGATTTTTTACCATATTGTGCTGCCAGATTACTTGCTGGGTGAGCTTCAGATACTTTTGATAGCACTTCTTTCCAACCACTATCAGTTTTACTGTCTATATTACCTACACTTGATACTATATTTACTTGTGTAGGTGGTAATAATTTAATATGTTTTTTTTTAATAAACTCTTCCATTTCAGAAATAGTCATCAAGTCTGTATATTCTTTTTTAGTTCTTTTATTATAAAATCTATAAGTTGGCATTTATTCCCTCACTAAACCATTGTGGAGTGTTTGTTTTCCATGTAGCAAAATCTTTTTTGTATTTTACATAGTAATCTCTATAAGCGATAATACTATCTTCATTCTTTACATCATCAGGCATTGCTTGTGTTGGTTGATTAAAAAGAATATTTAGGGGAATATTTTTAGGGGGATTCTTCAACAAGTCTTTTAGTAATGTATATGACTTATGATCTTTGCCATATCTTATTTTAAATTCATCATGTAAGTGTGACCACATCTGATATAACCAGTTGTAGTTGTAAATATTGTTTCTAACCCATATTGCACTCGGGTGATTGTAATGACAAGCTTTGTAGATAGTATTTTCTTCGTTAGCATTATTCATTTTATATCTCTTAATGTTTCTACCTGCTTTTGTTTTACCTTGATACATAACACCGTCAAGCATTCTGTGAGCAGTTGACATAAGCTGAGCATACTCGATAAGCATTTTAACAACGTGTTTATCTAGGTGTTGTTCAGCACAAATCTTTGGGTCTTTATGTAAATAAAAAATATTCATTACTTTTTTCTAGGTTTTTTAGGTTTAGGTTTAGGATATAGATTTACTATCCAATCGAATAAATCATCTACTAAACTAAACATTTTATAAAAAAAATTATCTATCATTGCATTATTATATCACATTTAATCGACATTGTCAACCCTATACATGATATATTTTAGTGTTAATTCATCACCTTTTTTAAGGTCTTGTATTGTTTTTAAACTCCATTTATCCCAATATGGTTCTATTCTTATCTGTGTTCTTAAGCAATTAGGTTCTTCATTATGATTAATAAATCCACCAAGTGGAGTCCTAATTACTTCATCACCTTTTCTATAATGAGTTATACCTAGTTCTGTGCCTGTTGGGATATCTTCTTTTGCAATTAACCCTTGACCATGTATTTTACTTTTACCAATTTCTAAATTATCTGGTAAAGGTTGATATGTTTTTTTTGTCATTCTTTCAATCATGTTATGGTATTCTTCTATGTCTTTTTTCTCCATCATTCTTATTAATCACCTCTAACATTATTGAAGTATGTTATTCGATTATACTTTTCGCATAATTTTTTAAATGTATTATACCAATAGTTCTTTCCCCAATCGGTCGTAGCATTCTTACACGCTCTTTCAGCATTTAATATTCTTTTCATTTCGTTCATATCTTTCATTGTATCTGGTGTTAATTTATTCATATTGCTTATATCTCCTCTGCTATTCCTAGTATCTCTGCTAGACCGAATAACACTCCAACAAACATTAAAAGTACATCATTAGTTACCCATAACACATAACAAGCTACTAATCTTAAAACAGATTTACTTATTGAAAGGTAAAAATGTTTCTTTGATATATCTTTGGATTCCATTTATCTTGTATCCTTCAAAGGTAAATCATCTTTCTTCATAACCTTTTTAAAACAAGGTTCACAAAATTGAACCGGTATAGGTCCTAACTTACCTACTAATGTCTTTGTCTTATCGTGTGTAAAAGATTTCACACATACTGAGCATTTATGTTTTGCCATTATTTCTCCTCCATTTTTCTTATTATATTAATCATTCTTATCACTCTCTTATCATAGTCTTTAGTGGTAGAGAATTTGTCTAATGTTTTAATTAATTTTATAGGGTCTTTAGTGACCTCTCTCGTTTTTCTAAAATTTTCATATGCTGAGTGGTTGTTCAGTAAATCAACATAGTATTTTACACTATCACATTTACTAGCGAATACTTTAACACCCCATCCAGGCCATTCCTCAACACCAATAGGTAATAGATGTGGTGATGTTTCTGTCCATGTTCTAATACCAAATAGATTATTACCTTCTGTGGCAAATCTACTTTTACCCCAACCAGACTCTAAGGCAGCCTGACCTATAATCATTTCATAGGGTATTCTTAAATGTTTAGATGTAGTAAAGTTAATATAGTTAATACACTTATGCATTGATCTTACAAATTGAGTATCATTGATATATGTAAACTCAGGTTCTTGTAGATCCATTTCTTTGATGGTATCTACATAATATTTGTCTAGTTCAGTATTAACTATTGCAATCGTTGACCTGTTAGGATAAAAAGTACCCCAACCAAAAGTAATCATACCGAATACACATAGGGCAAAAAATATCTTGAAATAGAACCAAACTTTATCTATCCAATACTGCCATTGTAGTTTATTAGGCAACTTTTCCTTCCTTGATAACATTTTTAATATCTTTGATCGTCTTCTTCTTGTCTATGGTAAGAACATACCACTTAAATCTAACCATATGTTCGTTAGATGGACCGACATATTCAATATCGTATTTTCTTTGAAAGGTTAATAGACCTTTTAGATATAAACTTACGATATTATCTAAGTTCTTTTCATTTTGATCTTTAGGTATCGTAGGTGTTTTAAATTGACCTTTACCTTTTACTAATAAATTTAGTAGTTCTTTTTGTTTTGCATTTAGTTTCATAATGTATTTATCTTTCGTTTAGTTTTTGTATTGACTTCTCAGCTTCGTTTGATTTAACTTCTTGTTTTCTAGTTCTATTTGATAGATATAAAACCACGACTAAAATCGATATGATTGAAGTCGTGGAAAGCAACAAGAACATAATTCCGTATATTAATGTCAATTAAGCAGCCTTCTTTTTAGTTTTCTCTATCTTTTTCTTAATTTCATTTAATCTTACAAACTTACTCATTAACATAAGATTATTTTGATAATTACATTGTACATTTTCGAGAGGATTTAATCTAGCAATAAACTCATATTCAACTTCTTCTAAAAGTCTTTTGTGTGAAATTAAATCGTCATATTGTGATAGTATTTTTTGATTTACATCTTCTGTTTCTATGATATAACTATAATAGATATAATCTTTAAATGTAAAAAGAAAATCATTACTATTATATTCATCATATCTTATTTCATTCATGTGACTATGAGGTCGACAATGATCTAAAATTTTATTACCAATATTACCTGAACCTATATACAAAGGAATATATTCATCTTTGTAAACAACCCATATGCAGTACACACCTTTTTTATATCTTAAATCTTCGGTAACACTATGAATCATCCAAGTCGTAGGAGAACTTCTACGAGGACTATCAAGAAGTAATTTATTTGATGATATAAATTCTTCATTTGTAAAATCTAAAAATCTTTTTTCTTTTATTTTTTTAAATCTATAATGATTATTTCTACTGTTTTGTAGAGTCAATTCATCAAGATTAATTCTGGGTTTTTTTTGTTTCTTTTTCATAATGTATCCTTTTGTTAATGTTATCTGTATATACTATCAGACTTTTAGACATTTGTAAAGTGTCTAAATTGTCGCACTTAAGCAACTCTCAATTCTAACATTGACATTGGTACTCTATAAGTCATATCTCTCATTTTAACTAAACATCTTGATTGCATTATTTTTTTAATAACACCAGGTGTTTTTTTAGTTTTCTGTACGATATAAACTTCTGATCCTACTTTAAGTTCACTCTTAACTTTGTTTTTAACAATAATATCAATCATATCTTTAGTATCTTTTAATTGAGCAACTGTCATCTTATTTAATGTTTCATATAGTATCATAATGTATCCTTTTGTTCGTTATTAAGTGTATATCCTATCAGAGTTTGATACAAAAGTCAAGCAAATAATACATAAAAAAACCCTTATAAATCAACGTTTATTGAAATATAAGGGTTTTAAAATGAGAACAAAGCGTGAACAGATGTTATTTTTTCATAAAATTATCGTCCCAATTGAACGCTTCCTTTACTAGATTCGCTGTGAATCCTTTGTACTTGTTATTAATCTTTTTATTAACAACTGCAACTAGGAACTCAGCTTCTTCTGCTGATAGACCTTCTAACATTTGTACAAAAAGCATTTCTCTTTTAGTTTGTTTTAAGTTTTCACCGCCTTTTATGAAAAGGTATAATCTCTTTGCTTCTTGACTTAATATTGTATGATCGGTACCCATAGGTGCGTCATTAACAGTATAAGGCACTTCGCCTTTTGGTAATGCCCATTCTATTTTAGGATCAAATGCAGCTTTTAAAACCTGTCTTAAAGCAATTGAATCGTGATCTTTTAACACTTTTAATTTTCTAGGTTTATCTTTTGCATTGTTCACCTTCATAGCAATTTCGCTGTATAAAGGTGGTATACCTCTACCTGATTCTGATAGTGCTGCCATTCCTTTTTTACTTGCTAATGCTGGGTGTGATACAGGTTGTTGATGTAATTGTTCGTTTTGTTGTTGCGTTTGTTGTCTTACCAAGTCTGGATTTGCAATTGATCCATCTGGATTTCTTCTAATTATAACCATTTTTTTCTCCTTAACAGTTCTTTTGAAGTCTAAAATTCATCTATGACTTCAATTAAAGTTTTAAGTTTTTTGTTTATAAAATAACCTAGAATCTTATCTCTAGTTGCTACTTCAAAATTTTCAAACTCACGATTTATCTTGTCTTCTAATTCCTTAGGAACACAATTCAAATCTATTAATGTTTTATTTCTATCGTAATTCGCTTGTTCTTGTTCGTTAAAGGTAGGTACGATCTCATTGCACCATGCCTCTATCTTCTTTTTACTTAAAGGTGTTTGTCTTCTACCTTCAATAAAAACATTGTCGTCTGATAGTACGTTTGGTATGCCATCGCTTCTATCACCTTTTAGTATATGCTCTTTAATATATAGACTTGGATTTTCATCTTGACCTACAAACTTATTAAGCACAGGATTGTATTGTTTTATTCTTGCATTATGTAATTGTATAAAGTCTTTATCACCACTTAGTATTAGTATCTTCTCTTTTACTTTTCTCGTTAGAACAGCTATAATATCATCTGCCTCGGCTGTTTCTAATTCTATAACCTTGTAAGGTAAGAATGTTTTAATTTCGTTTTTAACTTTAGACAGTATATCAAATATCATTGACCAATCGTGTTCAGACTTCTCTCTATTTGCTTTTCTACCTGCCTTATAATTAGGAAATGCTTGTCTTCTCCAAACATTACCACTATCACAAGCGATAACCATATCGCCATATTCTTTTCTAAACTTCTTATTGTGACCTCTTAAACTATTTAGTATCATATGACGTACAAGGTCCTCACTTAACTCTAAGTTATCTCTATTGATCGTAACCATAAGGTTTGAGATCATTATTTGGTTTATATCAACGATAATCATAATGTATTATAACATATTTCTGTTAGATTGTCAAGCTTTTGGTTTAGATACAAATACCTTACTATAATCCATATCGGTAACCTGTTTACCATTAGGTAATGTAGATATTTTAGAAATTACATCTGTTATAGATTGCATTGGATGTTTTTTTTTAAAATCTCTTTTAATTAAACTCTTAATACTTTCTATCACAACCGCCAAATCTCTTAAAAAAGTTTCGTTTTTCATTGTAATAGCGTTATGTTGTAAAACATGAATAAAATCTAAAGTAAATTCCTCAACCAATTGTTCAATAAATATATCTTCTTTTATTGATTTAGCTTGTTCTTCAGTTTGTTTTGAAGCTGAATCTGTTGCAGGTTTCCTTGCCTTATGAGCAGGAAACATAATTACATTGTTGCCCATGGCGTATATCCTTTTTCAGCGGCTTGTTCATCATCTTCACCTATTAATTGAGTTACTTCTGGTACATAATGTTTAAGCATTTTTTCAACACCTTCATGTAATGTTTTTTTACTCATAGCACAACCAGAACAAGCACCTGCCATTTCTAATCTAACAATACCTTTATCGTATGATAAAAAATTAATCATACCACCATGCATTGCTACATTATCTTTAACATTTTTTTCTAATACTGATTTAATGTTCTTGATAATTTCTTCATCACTTCTGTCCATTATTTTCTTTTTTTTTTCTCTAGTTCTCGGTGTATCCATTTAACTGCTTGATATGATGTAGGTGCTCTGTTTATCATTCCTCTTATTTTCTTATGTACCATAGGATTGACATCTTCAGCAGGTTTATTATTATCTACAATAATAAAGTTTCTTGAGCCGAATATTCTTTGTAGTCTTCCTATGTTCTTTTGAATTTGTTTATGACTTTGAATTACGATTGCGTCTGGTAGTTTTCTAGGTCTACTTCTATTTCTCTCTAAGGCGACTTCTATCGTTGTATTAACAAAGACCATATGAATATCATAACCTATTGTTCTTAAATTGTTTGCTTGTTGTTCTATCTTTTCAACATCCCTCGCTGTACTGTCTATTATAAGTCCTAGACGACCTTCAAGTGCTAAACTCATCTGCATACCTGCAATTCGTTTTGATTTTGATCTGATTAAATCCCTTCTTACAATTTCTATATCATTGTGAGTAGTGAAATCTAGTGTTATCTTTTCTTTTTTTAATTTACTTTCAAAAGCACTATCACTATCAATCACTTTAAGACCCATGCCTGATAATGCACTTTTAGATACAAATGATTTACCTGAACCAGGACCACCTGCTAAAAAGAAAGCCTTGAATATAGAAGGATCATAGACACCTTCAGTAATATACTGTTGAAATTTTCTCATATTACTATTTATAATGATGTCTATATCTTCTCGCCCTTGAAATTAACTTTACCTTTTTCCATAAAGTATTCAACCAATTGATTGTAACCACCTATGAGTTCACCATCTATCAATACTTGTGGCATAGTTCTAACTTGTTTACCTACTGCCTCATATAGTTCTTCAGGTGTATTAAAGTCCTTACCGAACATCTTTTCTTCATAGGTCAATCCAAGGCCTTTTACCAAGGCCTTCGACTTAACACAAAAGGGACAATTTGGTTTACTGTATATTGTTATTGTCATATTTTAGTTTTCTATTGTTTTAATGCCATCTGGATTTGTAATGTCTTCAACCATTACTTTCTCGATAGCGTTTTTAGCAAGCGTATCTACATCAACTGCTGAAAAAGCTTGTTTAGCAATATAGTCAGCAAGTTTATTACTGTCACCAACACCCATTTTCAAACCAATATAAACTCTATATTCGCCATTTGGTGTTTCGTAAACAGCTTTCTCCCAAGATTCATAACCTTGAATCATTGTTGCCTTAACTACGTTTACAATTGTTTCTTCAATCTTTGAAACAACTTTTTTATTGCCTTCTGAACCAATTTCTGTTATGTATAGATCAGTTCTTTTGTTCATCTGACCGTGTAATTTGTCAGCAAGTTCTGCTTTAGCGATCATCATTGCCTTTTCGATTGCTAACTGTAAATCAGGACTATTACCTTGACCTACTGCATAAACAAATTTATCTGCGTCTTTGTTAAAGATAAATCCTTTATCTATTTTAGCGTCAATGTACCATTGTGGTACTTGATTCAACACTCTTCCTTCTTCTTTCACTTCTTGTTTTACTTTGTAGTTAGTTTGAGCACAATTTGTCAAACCCAAAGCAAGTAAAGCGATCATTATAACTTTCATCATATATTTATTTACTTCCTTCTTTTATTATTTCGATAGATTTATCTACCATTTTGGTCACATTGACCTTGTCATTAAAATCACTCCAATGTACTGTAATGACTACAATACAAGCCACTATTAAAAGTAGTTTTGTCATTATTGTTTCTCCCAAACACCTTTTTCATTTAAACAAAGCATACCAGGCGTCTTAAAAGGATGATTTGGTCTTGCATACGGTCTGCAATAAGCAGGCATCGTAATTCCTGAATAGTAAAACTGAGCAAATAGTTCCCAATAATTGGGACCATCATATCCATCTTTACATACTAATTTTTCTTCTTTAATTGTCTTAACAACTCCGTTTGATTCTGTATTTGTAATAGTAACCTTTATCATACAAGGGTTTTCATTTAACCACTTTGATTTAGGTTCTTCTGCACTTACAATACTTGCTACAAGTAATAGTGATATTAAAACTACTGTATAAAAATGATATGTTTTCATTATTGAATATACCATCTTCCGTCAGGCATTTGACAAGCAACACCAAATTCATTTTCTCTTTGTATAGAATACAAAGGCCAACTTCTCTCAATACTAATTACTGATTCATAATCACTACACTTAACACCCTTAACAAGGTAAGTTCTATTAACTGTAATTGATCCCCAATTACCAGTGGTTTGACTTCCCCAGGATACATGACTTCTTTTACCTGGATTTGTATTTAAAGTATCTACAAATACTGCCTTGTGTATATTCATATCATCATTATAAAACATACTAGCACCAAGCCAGGCGCCTGCTACTGTACAAGCAGCCGTCAATGCGACACCTGTACTCAACATACTATGACAAGTACCGTAACCTGCTGTTGCACCTATAACACTACTCATATGAGATTTTGTGACAGTACTACAATTAGTAAGTAAAATCAAACTAATAATTAATAATATTTTTTTCATCATTTACCTATGTTCTTAATATTTTCTTTTGATATAACTTGATAACCGCCTTTGTTATATGCTGGGGCGATTGTAAACTTTCTGGACTCTTGTAGTCGCCAGTTGTTTGATGGTATAGTAGTGGTGCCCCTTGTCCGATTTGAACAGACCACCTGCTGATTACAAATCAGCTGCTCTACCGAATGAGCTAAAGGGGCAGATTTTTTATATCTACGCTTCATTTTACCTTTTGAATCAAACTTGAAACCTAAACTTTTTAGAAATTTAATGTGATCTATTAATGCTGAGAGATAACTCTTGGTAGGTTTTTTTCTTTGTAATCTACGAATGGCGCCACTTGAATTTTTAGTATAAATCATTGAAGTCATTATAATATTATAACATTAATTGACATAAAAGTCAAGCATTATTGTTGAAATAGAGGTCCTAGTATGATTGATATTAACATAATTGGTACTACGATTGATAGCGGCCAAAACTCCCAGAAGTCTTTCCAACCAAAGTCTTCTTGTTTCTTTTGTTTTTTAATATTTCTTTTGATTTCTCTCATTAGATTATTGATAGGTTCGCCTTTTTGAAAGTTAGGAAACCCCATATCATTTAACATCCCAACTTGATTGTAAACTTCTGATAAGGTTTTCTTGTTTAGTTCTACTGTTATTTTACTCATATAAGTTTTGCCAATATAACTACCTGAAGACATAGTATCGCAACTGGAATTATAGTTCTAATCAATTCCATTGTGTGGTTGTATTCATCTAGTTTTCTTTCTAATTTATTTCTTTTCATTATATACACTCTTTATTTTTATAATCATCACTTTGAAGTGAACATTTGTATTGTTTATCTAGTTCTAATCTTAACTGTGCTGATATACTATCTAATATATTTGGCATATTTTGTAATAATATACTTGTCATTTCGATTGAGAATTTGTGCATTAGAGCAGCCAATTCATTAGTCATTACTTCGGCATGATCCATATCATTACCTTGAATTACTTGTGTGATAACATGACCAATAATAGCTGAAGTCTTTTCATCTGCCTTAGCGACAGATGATAGACCGAACCACAACAAGGTATTAAGAATTATTATTAAAGCAAAAAACTTCTTCATTACTGCTTTCTCTTTTCGGCAGCAATTCTAAGTTCTTCTGCTTCTCTTTCTGCAATCATTCTAGTCATTGCACTAAAAGGATTAACACTTGAATATTCTCTAATAAGATTTGAAAATTGTTTTAAATTGATTTTGATGTTTCTAAAAACATGAGGGTTCTTCTGTTTCATTTCTTTTAAATCTACTAGATATTTGACTTTCTCGTCATTAGATTTCAGTTTCTTAAACTGTTCGTGCATAATTTCTTTAGTCATTTCCATAATGTATCCTTTGTAAGTTATTAAGTGTATATACTATCATACTTTTAACGCAAAGTCAAGCGTTAATTTAGTCTTTTATCGTTGTAGGATAACACTTTCTTTTTAGTCAACTGTGGGTTGAAGTCTTTTCTCAATGATTGTCTATCATATTGTTGACCGTAATCTGTCCACATCTTCTTATCATCTGCTTCAGCAACATCACCAAATACATCTTTGTAAGATTGATAATATTGTTTCTGATCTATAAGTTCAACTCTACTGACATTAACATAGTTAGTAGCAGTTTCTTTGTAATTCCAATCTAAAAACTTAACTATCTTTAGCTTCGTCTTATCATTGAATTTAGATTTATATTTAACAGGTACATTTCTGTAAACTGTTTCGTATGAATAAAAGAATTGTCCTTGATGTTCAGGATCCATATACTCTCTTAAATAACACACGTTAAAGGTTTTGTTGTTTTTTGTCATAATGTATATCCTCGTTCAGTTATTGTTGTAGTTGTAGTTTATAGTTGTTAATAATTTTATTAATAGCATTCTTCATATTGATATCAATCATCTTTGTAAGAGTACTATCAACTTCAATTTCTTCTTTGATCTTTTTGTTGATCTTGTTAATTTGACTATAGGCAATGTTTCTAACTATAGCAAGTGTCATGTTATTCATAATGTTATCCTTTGTTTTTTTCATAATATAGATATATTATACCACATTTAAGGGTAAAAGTCAAGCACTAAAAAGGCGCATGGAATGGGGGTTTTTGGGTGATTATGTTCTTATTTTGTTCTTTTTCTGCCCATATAATGAGCACCTGGTTCATAGTTCCATCTTTTGCCGTGGTGACCTCGTAGGTCTGCCCACCACATTCTTAATCGGACTATAATTTTTCTTACTGGCAGAGCCATAATCACCTAATCGTGTTGTGAAGTTTGAGATATCAAATCAAATTTCGGTTCGTATTATTTCTATTTAGACAAATTAAAATTTCAACATCTTTTTCAGCGATTCTCTCAAAATTTTAGAACCTCCGATACGGACATTTATGATACCGTTATAGTAATCGTCAACTTCAAGTACTTTTCTTTCAAACTGTTCTTTTGCTTCTAGGTAACTTGCTACACCTCTACTAGCACAATAATATAGTATCTGTCTAGTAAATTTATCTTCGCCGTGCTTCTCTACATCAGCGGTCAATCTCTCAGAAGAACCCCAATAGGTTTTCCAGTCACTTTCCTTTGTGCCTCTTCTCTTATTCTTTCGACCTTTGAGTGGTTTCTTTGTGGTTTTGAATTTTGCTAACTTCTTACCTACATACATCATACCATTCGTAGTATTTGTTATTAAATATACAAATGCTTCACAATCTTTAGGGAGTTCTTTTACTTCTTTATCTCTATATAACCAATTAGTTCCAGTCTTCATACCTATCCTCTACATGACTAATTACATCCTCTTCAATTTCGTTTTCATGACCACAGAAAGGACAAAACTTCTCTATGTAATCTTCTTCAGGAAGATCATGTTTAATATCATAGAGAGCACCACAGTTAGTACAGGTCTTTTTTTCTACTTCTATATCCATTACAGTTTAAATCCTTTAAAGCTATCTTTTTCTAAATCTTGTTTAATACCACCAACCACATAACTTTCTATTTCAGTTTCTTGTGGGGCATTCTGTAATCCACGACTATTTAACCAATGTTGTGTCCAAGGTAATGGGTTATTGGTTACTGGATAATCGTATTGAGCAGTTAATCCTATTGCTCTTAATCTTTTGTTTGCCATAAACTCAACATATTGATTTAATAGTTTATCATTTAAACCAATCATTGAACCTTCTCTAAATAAATATTTTGCCCAATCTTTCTCTTGTTGAACTGCCTCATCATACATCTTATAAACTTCATCCTCATTATCTCTTATGATCTTTAACATCTCCTTATCGTTTTCTTTCTTACGATAGTTGTTAATCATATTTTGAGATATAGCTAAATGTAGATTTTCATCCCTTGCAATTAAAGATATAATCTTAGCACTACCTTCCATAAGTTTAAGTTCGCCAAATGCAAATGAACAGGCAAATGATACATAAAATCTTATACCCTCTAGTATATTAACATTAATCAATGTAAGGTATAGAAGTCTTTTAAGTTCTTTTATATCACCTTTACCTGTTAGATAATATTTGTGAGCATAGTCTATAAATTTATCATATGACTCGGTAACTGTTTTTGCTCTTGCCATGATCTCTGGTGTATCAATGATGGTATCTAATACTTCCGTAGGGTCTGAATAGATGTTTTTCATTATGTAAGTATATGATCTACTGTGTATTGTTTCACTAAAGTCCCATGCAACTAATAAAGATTCTAATTCAGGTAGGCTACAAAAAGGTAAAAATGCTAGACAAGGACCACGACCTTGTACACTATCTAATAATGTTTGATACTTTAGATTAGATGTAAAGATATGTTTTTGTTGTTCAGATAGAGATTGATAATCGTTTCTATCTTTCTGTAAAGAAACCTCTTCAGGTCTCCAGAAGAATCCTAGTTGTTGTTGATTCAACCTCTCAAATACAGGATATTTCTGTTGATCGAACCTTTGAACATTTGGCTCCTCACCAAAAAACATGGGTTGTTTCAACCAATCTACTTTTTTTGTATTAAATGTTTTCATTTTTTGCCTTTAATCTTTTCTTAATACTATTTTTTAAGTCATCACTAAAAGAGTTTAAATATCCATCATTCGTCTGACATAGGACACCATGGTAATGGTTCCAACTCATCTTGTAATCTTTCTGATTCAGTTTTTTTTCTTTCTTTAGTTTGTCTGTTTGCTTCTTTTCTACACTCATCTAACTCTTTTTGTTCTTTGTTTGCCTTTTCTAAAAAATCTTTATATAGCGCAAGCGTCACAATTTTCTTCGTCATCCTCTTTTGTTTCCTTTGGTGTTTCTTCTACACCATCATGCCAACCTACAGGATGTACAGGTTCATCTATATCAGATTTTGCGTCATATGTATTCTGATAATAAGCTGTCTTCCATCCTAGTTTATATGTTGTCAATAAGTCTTGTGCCATAACCGATAAAGGCACTTCATTATCTTTGTAGTTTTCTGGATTATAACTCCAGTTACCACTAATTGCTTGGTCGAAATACTTTTGCATAACAGCGACAATATTAATGTATCCCTCGTTACCTTTCATATCCCATAATAATGTATAAAAATTCTTTAGTCTGTTATAGTCAGGTACAATTTGTTTTAAAGGACCTTTCTTAGACTTCTTAACTGATAAGTAATCTCTTGGTGGTTCAATACCATTCGTTGCGTTTGATACAACGGAAGAAGACTCACTTGGCATTTGTGCCGATAATGTTGAGTGTCTTAATCCGTGTTCTTTAATTTCTTTTCTTAACCACTCCCAATCATAAGTAAGTTTTCTACTTACAATGTCATCTACTTCTTTTTTGTAAGTATCAATTGGTAGTATGCCATCACTATATTTAGTCTTTTCGAACCATGTACATTTAGTCTTTTCTTTTGCAAGATTATTACTTGCCTTTAATAGAAAGTATTGAAACGCTTCTGTTACTTTATCAACAATTTTTAATGCGGCTTTACTTTCATAACTTACTTGATTTTTAGCAAGGTAATGTGCAAGACCTATATAACCAATACCTAATGATCTTCTTGCCTGTGTAGAAATCTTAGCAGCCTCAACTGGATATTCTTGATAGTCTATAATCTCATCTAATGCTCTAACTGATAGATCGCATAACTCTTCCAATTCATCTATATCTGTCAGTAGACCTAAATTGATAGCAGATAGAATACATAGTGCAATCTCACCTTCTTTGTCGTCTATGTGTTGAATAGGTTTCGTAGGTAGTGTTATCTCCTGGCAATTGTGTACTAATACGCCATTAGCGAAAAAGTTATGGTTTTTCTCTACAGTTATATCATAAACTGGTATTTTGTTTTTTAAATG